GAAAAAGAATTTAAAGAGTATCTTGAATATGAACTTGGTTATCCAGAGGATATTATAAATGATATGTTTGAGGAGTCCGACAATGAAAACATATAAAGTAACAACATCTTGGATAGGTTACTCCGAAATAACCCTTAAAGCCAAAAACAAAGAAGAGGCAGAAGATATAGCGTTTGAGTGCAAATATTCAGACACACGCAGAGAAGTTAAATCAACAGATGATGCTGGAGTAGAAATCTTTGGAATGAAGAAGGATATGGAACAACTTGTAAATATTGAGGAGTCCGACAATGATACTTAGCGACAAAGAAAAAGGTTTGCTTTTGGATCTATTGGCCGTACATCCTGGCAATACTTTAGCCAGCAATCTACACAAAAAAATAAATGAAGAACGCACTACTGAAATCCTGGAACAAGAAATACTTTCAGCTCTTAAAATCAATAGAGATGTTAATTGGATTGAACACGATCCCAATGATGAGTTTGATAATCTAATTACGTTTGTTAAAAAACTATTCAAAAAATACAGGGGAGAAACTAATGAAAACGTATCATCTTAGAGTAACCAAGACGCAAGTTAAATACTGTAGCGTAACTACAAAATCTTTAGAGGAAGCTATAGCTCAAGCCGATTATAAAATGCTTGTCGATCCGCCTAAAGAAATTGATGGAACTATAAAAGAAATAAAATCATACGAGTTAGTAGAATTGCCTGAAAAACCAATGTTGGTTGAACCATACAACGAATTTACAAAGGAGAAAAAAGGAAAATGAAAAACAGAATAATTATTCTTATTATTTTGACTGCTATTTTGTTCCTATTGTTTTCAGCAGTAGTTATGTCAGTTCATCAAATACTACTTGCCGATCAACAGATATTAGATTTTATAAATAAGGAGAAAAGCTAATGCTAGAAAAAACTAAAGAAATTTTCTTAAAAAACGAGGATGGTATTAGTAATGTTTACATGAAAAAAGCTAAAAATACAGGAAATGTAGATTTGGATTATTTACTTGAATGTAAAGCTATTACTAAAAAGCTATACAAACAAATGCAAGGTAAAGATATTTATGAGATTGTGTATAGAGACCCACATGACGCATATCCAAGTGCGGGCAGTTATTGGTTTCAAAATAAACAAGAAAGAGATAAATTTTGGAATGAAGAGAAAGATAAGTATGAGGAGAAAAGCTAATGGGTGAAAAGTATTTAGAAGATTTTTATGAATGGTCTACTGATAACTTAAACAAGTTAAATGGTTTAGACCATACAAGCGAAGAGGCTAAACAAATAAAAACTGATATGGGATATCATGCCGATACAGATTTTTGGGATATTAATGATGATGTAGTAAAGATACGAGATGTTCTTTTTTGGTATGAAGGATGGAAAGAAAAGGAGAAAAGCTAGTGCCAGATGACGAAACTAAAATAACTGAGTTACTTAAAATCTTTCATTCACTTAACCAAGAAGATCAGGAATGGGTAATCAAGATACTGCCCAGGATTTTAGAAATAAAAGAAGATGACAGACAACATTAACCCGGATCACTACAAAGATAGTGAGATTGAATGTATAGACGCAATAGAGTCAAGCATGAGCCAAGAGGCTTTCAAAGGTTATCTCAAAGGAAGTATTATCAAATACGTTTGGAGATACGAAAAAAAGAATGGCCTTGAAGATTTAAATAAAGCTCGCTGGTTCTTAGCAAGACTAATACAAACAAAAGATAAACAACAACAAGGAGAGATATGACATTTAAAATTGAAAAAAACGTACCAACACGCAAGTTTTATACAGAGTTTACTGATACCCTGGACAAACTAGATGTTGGAGATAGCATTCCAAATCTAACCAAAGAAGAAGTGTATAGATTTAGAGGAAACTTCTACACTAAACACTTTGCAGATCGCAAATTTACTTTTAGAAAAGAAGCTGATGGAACCTATAGAGTATGGAGAACAGAATGAACTTAAAAAACGCATACAAAGAATGGCAAGAAAATTGTCCAGACAGTTACATGATTGACGGGAAGAAAAGACCTATCAAGTGGATAAGAAAACTGAAAGCCTACAAAAACAAAAAGAGAATAAAAAACAAAGAAACTCATGCTATGATTGGCTCGCATGAGAGAGCCGACATTTGAAGAAGCACTTCAAGAGTTAGAAAAAACAGTCCAAGAGTTAGAGTCTGGGAAGTTAACCTTAGAAGATTCACTCAAGAAGTTTGAAAGAGGAATGAAGATCCAAGCCTTTTGCAGACGCAAGTTAGATAGATCTACTGCTCAGATGAATCGGATACTTGAAGAAGATTAGTTTCTTCATCATCTTCAACCTCATCATCATCTACAACTTCTACTTCACCATTGATAACAATCTGATTCTGTTGCACTAACTCTTGCAGTCGCATTTCCAACTGCTCTCTGCTCATGTTATCAATCTTATGTATCTTCAACTCCTTCCTATCCACCATCAACCCGGCGAGCTTTGCCCTAGCAATCTCTGCTGTAACTGCTGGACCATATGACCCATCTGCCAACGCAACGTCTCTGATCTCTCCTAACTTCTTTGCAATCCCCTCGTAAGTAATTTCATTCTTAGTTCTCTGTATAGCTTTCAGCTCTCTAATCTTAGCTTGCACATGAGCATACTGTTCACTGCTCAACAATCGAGTAGCAGCTACTCCGGGATTCTCATACCCAGCGAGATGTGCACAATACGTTTGGTTGTAATCCTGGTACACCATCAAGTCCACAAATTTTTCTTGTTTCTTAGTTAGTTTCTTGTCTGTCATATTTCGTTATTTTGTGTGTATTTATTGTTACACATATGTATATCTAAGAGAACCTATCTCTATCAAAGATTGGGTGCGTTTAGCCACCCATCTATAGTTCTCTATAGAGATGCACATACGCACAGCTGCACGTACCAGTAAAATCAAGGGTTTCAGAGGTGCATGTGCATATGTGCAGGTATGTGCAACTGCACAACCGCACACCCTATAAAATCCTTTAAGAATGCACCTTTCGGGAGGGCATGTGCAATTCGCCCTTTCGCCATTGCACAGCCGTTTTATTGCATAAGTTACGCACTCATTTATGCACTTTTTATACACTTTCATTTTCCTTTCTCTCCTCTTCTAATATAGCCATGCCTATATGATAAATAATCTGAGGCACGATTGAATTACCCAATGCTTTGAGTCTGTTGACTCGATCAGGTATGTTCTCTGCGACCCTTGGGATGTCGGGTTCTACTTCAAATCCGTGATGTCCGTCCAACCTGGAGGATACCCCATCAACCATTCCACCCAATCTGGGTTTAGCGTTCCCTTCCCTGTGTTGTGTATATCGTTCTTGTGTTCTTGATACGCTACTTCTGTTTCCAAATACTTCTTGTGTCTTAGTTTCGCCATGTTCTTTGATAACTTCATCGTCATCCCTATCGCTGCTCTCGGAGTCGGCCACATCCTGTTTGGATCCTCGCTCGATGCGTCCGTTATTGCTGCTGGAAGACTCCAGCCGTGTGTCCCCTTGACCATGCTCGGACTCGGACTCTCGTGATACGCCATCCTCTCTGTCGCTCTCGGTGTCGGCCACATGTCCGTTTGTTTCATGTCCTTGATCGGATACCCGTAGTCCACTTGTTCCGCTAGAGATCCTGGAGGCACTGTCTTCCTCCCCCTGTCGTTTCTCATCTTCTCTCTCTTCTCCATCCCCTTTTCTGATCTCTTCGATATGTTCGTTGCACTCGGAGTCATCCACATTTGAGGCTCCTCCATCACTTGTTCCCTCAGATTCGAGCACCCTCCCTTCTTCGCTTTGTCCGATAACTCTTCCTTCTTCCTCACTTGGTTTACTCTCAGACCGTCCATCGCTTGAGGTGTCGCCCATAAACTTTCCGAGGATCCAGACTCTATCTCTTCTGTGGGGAGCTTCGACACCGCAAGCTGGAATAATAAACGATTGCGTGGCGTAACCTTCGGTTTCCAAGTCAAGACACACATCATCGAGTGCCACGTTGACGAAGCCACCAACGTTTTCGACAATGACCCAAGTGGGTTTTTTGTGCTTAATAATTTTAAACATGTACGGCCAGAGGTGTCTGTCGTCTTCCTTGCCTTTTTTCTTTCCTGCGACACTGAACGGTTGACACGGGACTCCTCCACAGATGAGGTCAAATTCTTGAATAAGTCTTGTTGGTTCATTTCCAATCTCCTTTAGGTCTTTATATATTGGCACATCAGGCCAATGTTTGTTTAATACTTTACGACAGAACTCATCATACTCACAAAAAGCTACAGTATCAAAACCACCTGTAGCCTCTAGTCCAAGGCTGAATCCTCCTATCCCGGAACACACATCTAATATCTTAATCATCTTTATTCCAAGGTTTCTCCATTTGATTATCTTCTAAATAATACCAAGTGTTCTTACCTGGTACGCTATGTGTTTTTACTTTATCTCCAAGATACTTTTGAACATGCGATACACCGTATCTTGCTGCTCTTTCTCCTGAAGCTAAATCTTTTTCTTTCAATGCAGTTCGAGCCAATAGCTCTAGGTCTTGCCTTGTATAGAACTTATACGAACTCATTGCTCCAGCTATGACTCTAGCTATCTCTACTTCATCAGGACTGTCTTGTGCATCTACCACTCTGAAGAAGCCACGCTCAAAGTCAAAGTAAGCTAAATGTTGATCAGGCTCTCTTGCGTTTCTTGCCTCGTAGAACAATGATACGTTTGGCTTTGTACCTGACAACTTGATACCTGAATCCATCCAACCAGCAAATGCACTACCACCACGAGCAGACATGAACGACAAATCATCTGCCCTTTCTTTACCTGTATGGTGAGCAATGATTACTGCTACCTTGAATAGTTCTATGAGTTTATCAACTCTTGATAACATCTCGTGAATCTCTGAGTTAGAGTTTTCTTCACCACTGAAGAAGTTAATAATAGGATCAATCATTAATAAGTCAGGCTTATGATACTCAATACTCTCTGCTATAGCATCCATGTCGCCATCTCTCATAATGTTTTTTCTTAGTCTGCCTGATGCTATCAGGTTTGATTTGCCTAAGTTGTATAGCTCCGGGTCGTGATGATAAGGCCTGTAATACATTTCTATTCTTTGTTTTAAGAACTCGTGAATAATCTCTGCCTGTAACCACATAACTTTCAAAGGTCTAGAGAACTGCTTGCCCATAAACTCTGTGCCTGTCGTAGCAGATGCAGCGAATGCCCCTAGCCAATGTGACTTACCTATCTTGGGTTTACCAAGAAGCAACACTCTTGACTGTTCAAAGACAAAAGCATCCCCCCAAAACTGCTCGATACGGCTTGAGTCCATTGCATCCCAAAAGGGATCGTTAAATGTTTTTAAACCTAACGGATCTCTTTCGACCACCTTCTGTTTCTTCTGTTGGTCTATTGGATCCTCCTGATCCATAATCTCTTTGAGTTCGTCAGCTAATGTTATCTGCCATTGGCTTGTATTCCATTTCAATATGCCAACGTCTGTATCTTCTTGGTTTCTTTTGATATGTCCTGAACAAATACTGTTGGTTGTATGTAAAACTTCTTGCACACTCATGGGGGGCGTATTGGTCTGATTCCAATCCAATGCTTTGATGATGACTTCTCGCATACCCCAACCTTCTAGAATCCATTTGCCTACCAATCTTGCCAGCGTATCGTTACGCATTCCAGATTGCACACCATCTAGAGATAGAGGTGTCTTATTATCTAAATTGATCTTGCCATCGTTATTGAAATCGTAAATCTCATTCATGTCCTGACTATTCAGCACAGGTAAATCATCTATAGAATCTATGATGATATTGTCTACAGTTTCAAACATGTATTTATTTGATGGGCTTACCATGACGTAGCCACCTTCACCCCTGATGTCTAGTCTGCCTGTTGTGTTTCTGATTGTAAGATTGGGATTGATTGCGTAGAAGTAATGATAGCCACCACGAGGCGTTCTTTGTTTCAAAGGCGTTCTTGTAATCTTGCCTGACTCTACAAATTCACAAGCCTCTTGCGAGTCTGCATCTAATACAACAAAGGTGATGCCTGTTACAACAGCCCAATTGCATTTGGGAAACTGTTTGTACCAACTGCCTATATCTCTTTTGCTTGGTTGATTGGTTATGTAGTCAGACCATTTGACTCTTGGAGTCTTCGACCATCGTTTGATAAGAACATCTTCTTCCTCGTTGGGATGTCTCGCTTTGAAATAATCTGGTATTACATCGTCCCTTGAACCACAAGGTATAAGATGAAAGTTGTTTTCATAATATGAAGCCAACATATCTTTGCGTGACTTATCATCGATCTCGTCTCCAACGAGATTGAATTGTAAATCGAGAGACATACTACGCCTCTACAGGTCCGTATATGCCTTCCCAATCGAGAGCATGTCCGGTTAACTTGATAAGTTTCTTTGCTTGGTTTACTGAGGGTTGTCTACTGCCGTATCTCCAGGATCTTATTGTGTCTACTGACACACCAAGTTCTTTGGCTAAAGGTTCTTCGCCCCTCTTCTCAATGTAGTTTTTTAAATTCATGTCTCTCCTATTCTTAATCTAGCGACACGCTCCTTGATTCTGGGTGACGAGCGAAACTTGCTATGCAAATCGGTCATTAATAATTGGAACATAGCAATCCAAGAAACGTGTCTGATTGCAATAATAAATCCTTATTTACTAAATGTAAAGTATTCTCTTGACATAAAATTTCAAGCGTTTATTATTACTGTGTCTAATAACAGGAGAGTCCATGACTAATAAAAAAATTACAGACCTTTGCCTTGCGGATTTGTTGAAGGAAAAGAAAAAGAATTTAACAAAGCAAGCTGAACTAAAACAAGCTAGTGCAGAGCTAGATAAAGAAATTGCTTCTCGTCCTGAGATACAAAAGCATATTAAAAAACTTTCTAATACAGGTGGATCTACTAGAGTCCCTCTTAATAACGTAATACCTTTAGACATAAGGTTGCAATACAGAGTTACTAGATCCTGGGATCAAGAGTTCTTATCCAAAGTAAAGAAAGACATACCCAAAAATCTTTTCCCATTCAAGACACAGTTTGTTGAAGACACAGCCATGTCTAAAAAGATTGAGGAAGAGAACCAAGATGTATTTGAAAAGATACAAGAGGGATTGCAAACCAAGATTAATGAAAGGCCATACATATCTTTTATAGATCCATTGAAGGGAGGAAAGAAATGAGCGAACAATCAATGGAAGAGTTTTTGTTTAACCACAAAATATATAAACAAGCACAGGCTAACTTTTTACAAAAAGGTTTGGAGGGGTCAGCAGAAAAAATGCTTACAGAAATATCAGGCTCTTTCAGATTTTATAATACAAGCGATCATCAAGACATCAGAGAATTTTTTATGCAAAAGATTGCACAAAAATTATTGCTTGATCTTAAAGAGGGTTTGATGAATAACGATTTGGCAGAAGTTGATGTAGCCAAACTAACTAATGGAGAAACAAAATGAGTAAGGAGATGGATAGAGCTACCGATCTTTTAAAAAATTCGTTTTATTTTGAATCAGATCTACACCCAGAAAAGGTCAGGTGGAGATACAAAAACGAGGCGTTAAGGCCAGCTTATTTTCATAAAACGTATAAGCCTAAGTTGTCAGACCTTGTAATTGAAACCAAACTGCCAAAGGATCTCAAACTCGAAATCAGGCGTGATCTTTTAGCAAGCATACAAGAGGAGGATAGATAAATGAGTTTATTAGATACAGTGGAGACAGGAATCAAAGTGCCTACATTAAAGATCAATGTGTCTGGGACTAACGGTATTGGTAAAAGTACCTTTGCTTCACAAGCACCTAGACCAATATTTATTAAGACAGAAGATGGAACAAATTTTATTGACGTACCATCTTTTCCTTTGTGTCAAACATATGATGACGTATTGAAACAAGTTAATACATTGTTGCATGAGGAACACAACTACAAAACTTTAGTCTTTGATACCACAGATTGGGCTGAGAAACTGATACATCAGAAGGTGTGTCAAAATCATTCAGTCAAATCAATCGAGGCTTTGGGTTTCGGTAAAGGATACACAGAAGCATCTGAACTATACCGCACATTGCTACATATGTTCGATGACCTGGGTGCGAAAAGAAAGATGAATGTCATCTTGTTATCGCATGTATCCATAAGAACTTTTAACGATCCTGAGAGAGAACCTTATGATCGTTGGGAATTGAATCTACACAAGAAAGTATCAGCAATGATAAAGGAATGGGTAGATTTTAATCTGTTTGCGAACTACGAAGTTACAACTCGTACAAGTGGACAGGGCTTTAAAGAAACAACGAGAGGTGTGTCTTACGGCAAACGTAAGTTGTTTCACAAGTATGCAGCCTCGTTTGACGCTAAGTCTAGAGTTGATTTGGGGAGTGCCCCTTTAGAACTAGAGTGGAGTGCCTTCATGACTGCTTTAAAAGAATCTTTAAAATCTAAAACAGGAGTAAAAAAATGAGTGATTTTGAAATTAATTTAACTGATGTTGAAGAACTTGATGCAAGTTCTATAGGTCCCATGCCAGCAGGTGACTATGAAATGGTTGCACAGACTTGGGAATCTAAAAAGAGTAAAGCCAATAATCATAAGATGATTAATATTACCTTTGAAGTTATTGGTCCTCAATACGCTGGCAGAAAAGTTTGGGAGAACTTTATGCTTGAAGGTAACGGCCTTAACGTTTCCAAAGGCAAGATACGTAATTGGAGAAAAGCTATGGGCTTAGATCCTGATGTTGAGAACTTCAATCTTGAAGCTCTAGAATCCATGATGAACGTACCTTTTGATGCTACTCTTAAAATAGAGATTGGTGGAGACAAAGGTGATGGTACGAAATGGGATGATAAGAATGTCATCGCTAAATTCAATCCAAAAGGTGATTCAACACCAGCACCTCAACAATCAGAACCTGTCCAGGAAACACCTGTCGAAGCTGTCGCATCTACTGATGACGATGACGATGGGTTTGATTGGGACAAGTAAAAGAATTTCATCGCAGAGTTCTGTATACAGGTCAGGAGAGAGAGGGACTTTGTGATGAAATACCGAGTAGTAGCTAATGCTCTCAACGACCTGAGTAATACTTTAGCTACTGCTCGCCTTATAAGTTATAGTTTAATACATGAAAAATCAATTTGACAAAGAAACTTTAGACCAAATTATGTTGGATCTAAATAAAAACATAGAGAAGTGGGAATCACTTGATCTAGATATACAAACCATGATCGTGGTCTTATTACAATTTGCCCTTGAGTTAGTGTTCAAACATTCACTCAGCACACAAGATGCCTTAAGTGCTATATCTGGGATGTTACTTACAAAGCTAGAAAGCGGTGAGATAGATCCAGACATTATAGAAAGAATGTTTGATTTCTACGAAGTGCAGAATGGATCTATACATTAATGCAATTAAGATACTACCAAAGGGATGCAATCAACTCCCTACACCATTGGTTTGAAACTAAACCAGCCAACGAACACGCTTTAATATCACTGCCAACAGCAGCCGGTAAAACAATTATCTTTTCTCACTTCATCAAAGAAGTGTTGGCTAAAGATCCTGGAGCTAGGTTTGTTGTTCTTGCACACAGAAAAGAGCTAGTAGACCAAGCAGAGAAGAAACTTAAGTCTGTATGGCCTGATGCCCCAGTGGGAGTGTTAGCAGCTGGAATGAAACGTTTTGAGCATGATGCACAGATACTGATAGCTAGTAGAGATACATTGGCTTCACCCAAAAGACTAGCCAAGGTTGGCAAGTTTGACTACATGATTATAGATGAGGCACACAACGTACCGCCTACATCACACACCAGGTATCAAAAGATTATTGCTGAGTTATCTGATCGTGGAGACATGAAAGTTATGGGTTGCACTGCAACACCATACAGAATGGGTCAAGGATACATATACGGAAAGCGTAAGGATCATTTCTTCAGAGGTCTAGCCTACAGTGTATCTATACCTGAATTGATCAGAGAGGGCTATTTATGTAGGCTCTCTGCCTATGCTGTGAACGACAAGGCTATTATTGATGCTGGATCTGTCAGCTTGAAGTTTAAGAATGGAGACTTCAGGGAGAAAGAACTAGAAGAAGTAGCTATGGTAGATGAAACCATAATAGAAGTTGTAAGTGATTGGATTGATAACGCTTACACTAAAGGTAGAACAGCAACAGTATTCTTTTGTGTATCAGTCTTACACGCTGAGAAGATGACACAGTATCTAAAGCAGTATGGTATCAGCTCTGCTGTTATCACCGGGGAGACACCCAACAAAGAACGTAGTCAGACGCTTGCTGACTTTGAGTCTGGAAAGATACATGCTCTTTGTAATGTCGGTGTGCTTACAGAAGGTTGGGATGCCCCCAGGACAGATTGCATAGCTTTACTTAGACCAACACAAAGCGTAGGACTGTACGTTCAGATGTGCGGTAGAGGCATGAGAATACACGAAGACAAGACGAACTGTTTGCTTCTAGACTATGGCGAGAACGTTGCTAGACATGGATGCTTGGATGAAGTTTCGCCTAGCGAGTCTGAAAACAGATACCGTCCCAAGATATGTGCTTCTTGCAACACAATCAACTCACCATCAGCTAAAGCATGTGTTGAATGTGGACAGGTCTTTGAGTCAAAACAAACTAAATCTTTGTGGACTAAAAAAGAAAGAGAGGTAGCTAAAAGAACCAAAGCAGAAAAGCAAGCTGTACTTTCAGATGAGAAAGCTAGATCCAAACCTATATTCAAACCTGTGACAGATATATTTGCCAAAGTAACTAAGTCTAAAAACGGCAGTGAATACTGTCAGGTGATTTTTACAGTGGGCAATGAGTTCTTTCCTAAGAAGATGCCCCTTATGTTTGGACACCCCACTGCACACAACATGGCCGTGCGTAAATGGAAGAAGATTACTAACGAATGGGGATCTCCGAAACAAGCATGGATGGCTGCTGAATTAATAAACAATGGAGCCTTTGATTCCATAGCTGAGATAGTTGTGCAAAAGCAAGGTCAGTATGAAAATGTCATTGGTATCAGAAACAAAAAGAATGAGAGAATAAAGCTATGACAATCGTTCATGAATTACTAGATCAGGTTGAACTAGACGAAGAAAGACACCAAAGGTTCTACTTAGGTATCAGTGGGATTGGTAATCCTAATCAACGTTTGGTCTGGATGCGTTATCGTTGGTTGATGCCAGAAGATTGGGAGCCTAGAGTATTGCGTCTATTGGATCTAGGTAACGTTGTAGAGGATGACCTTATTAAAAAGCTCAGAAAGATACCTGGTGCAACGATTTATGACGTAGATAAGCATGGCAAGCAGTTTGAAACAAAAGCCCTAGGAGGGCACGTTAAAGGCCATATAGACGGTGTTGCTAAGAATCTTCCAGGATTAGATCAAGAGAACGCTTATTTGCTAGAGTTTAAGACAGCTAACGATAATCGGTTTAACAATCTAAATAAGCTAGGAAGTTACTGCGAGTGGTCTGATGAATACGCTGCTCAGTTACATTTATACATGGGTTTATTTAAGTTCAAGCACGCCATAGCTATTGTCTACAACAAGAACAACTCAGACTTATATACTGAGATTGTAGAGTTTGATAAGGATTTATTTGATACATTGATGGATAAGGCTAAAAACGTTTTGCTATCTGAGTCACCACCAGAGAACTACATACCTGAGACTGACTATCGCATTCGCAGTTACATGACTCCAGCTCAACAAGCTTCTTATTTGGGTAGAGCACTACCAGCAAAGATCCACTGTCGCTCGTGTCGGTTCGCAAAAGTAGATATAGAAAAGGGAGATGCTCATTGGCATTGCACTCAACACGACAAGAAAATCAACACTGATCGTCAAACCAAAGGATGCAATCGTCACAATTACATTCCAGAACTAATACCAGCTACGCTTATAGAGAAAGATGAAGATATGGTTTTGTATGAGAAAGACGGATTTAGATTTCTTAACGTTCCAGCTAATAAACATTCTGATGAGAATAGTTTTTATTCTAGTGAAGAACTAATTCAAGTTGTTAACTCCGGGTTCCCTATGGATGTACTAGAGAAAGCTGATTGGATTAAGAAGTCTTTGCAAGGAACGATAGTAAAGATTAAGCCTTGGGTTGAGACGGGAGTTCCGTTTTAGTTATCTCTAGTTCGCACCTTGGATTGTCTTTATCCACGCCACCAAATATATACACCACTTGTTTGATTTGATTGAAGCTATCGTCTTCCAGGATCTCAGCTTTGACCAAAGCATCACACGCAAACTTATCTATGATGGAGCAAGGATTACTTATATCTAGTCTTCTGTTGCTCCTAGCATAGTAGGTGTAGGTCAGGGTAACTGGCTCAGAGAAACTATCAAAGCCTTTTAGTCTAGGCACGAGTTCATCTGAGTAAAGCTTTTTAGCTGTAGACAACACCCGGTAATGAGCGTTGCGGTAGTTGTTAAGGTTAAGGATAAACTTCTTTTTCTTAGAGTAGTTTATCTCTAACGGTAAATCTATTTTCAAATTTAGGTTGATCCAGTAAGGATCTTATCTATTTCTTCTTGCCTCAGAACTTCTGATGCTCTAGCTGTAGATTGTACCCTAGGATCTCTAAATTTTCCTGTTAAACTTTGTCCAGTTAAATCTACTTGAGTAGAAATTAAATCTCCAATAGGAACTGGTTGAGCAGCTTTTCTTTCAGTTTCTTGTATAGCAAGTCTAAGAACATCATCACTGACCTCTATTGGCTTAAATATTCCTGCCATTACCATATCTCTATTAGCTACTCTGGCTACTTTTAACTGTTCATCTATCTCATAAGTTTTTAAGCCAAGCTTTCTGGCATCTTCAATCGCTGTATATAAAGTTCTTAAAGAACTATATCTAGCTTCATTAGTGTTGATGTAACCTTGAATAAATTCATCTGCTTCTCTTTTGTTACTTGATCTTAAAAGCCTGTTGTATTCGTTGGTTGTCTCTCTTATTGCTCGTTTAGCTTCAGCTGCTTTATAGTAGAGAGATCTATCAATTTGTGGTTTAGTTACTTTTATTCCAGAGAAAGCAGATACCAATGTCTCTGAAACATCAATTGGTTTTCCTTTAGGACTTATAACGCCTTTTGTTCCTGTGCCTAATGAAGCAACTGATGTAATAAAATCTTTAGGCACAATTTGCACACCATCTGCGTCAGTCTCAAACGTTACAGGCGTAAGGGTTGGAGCTACTGCATTAAAAGAATGAAGCATACCTTTAGCAACCTTCTCTCCAAGTGGATCTGATTCATTATAAATAAGTCTGCCAGTGGCTGTCTTACCTACAGTTGCTTCATAAACAGATGCTGCTCCTAAACTTGGAGAAACAAAAGGATCAATTAACTCACCTACCATTCCAAAAGATGAGTCACTGAGTATTCTCATTAAGTTTGCTTCGTTTCTTTCACCTTCAGCAACGGCATTAAATACAGCTTTAACAGGCCGTTGTAAAAAAT